GTGGTCTTTTTGTGGTGCAATGTGTACATCCAGTCCAGCATTAGATTGTATAGGTTTCTTATAGGTCAACATCTTTAGTTTAGATGATGTAATAAGTGTATCAATAGAACCAAGAAACTCACACTCAAACTCTGTTGCGAACTGAGATTCACTAGTGTTTGCAATCGTTTGTTTCTTCCATTTCTCATCACGGCCTGGTACTTCACTCCAATGTACCTCAATAGGAATGTATTCGTTTCGTTTTTCCTCTGCATCTACCCATAGCTTATAGAACATATTCATACCATGAGGAGTCGATACTATCATAACTTTTGTAGTTTTACCTGAAGATATTGTAGGATACACGGAACTAAAGAACTGTTCTGCAACATTAGAAGGAACGTATGCAAACTCGTCTAAGAATATGATGTTGTATGAACCACCCCTGACTGCACTAGCAGATGTAGATGATGCAAGTATCTTAGAACCATTCTCTAATTCAAGAGAACCCTTGTTCCATGACATCACTCCTTGTTGTAACCATTTAGGTAAATGTTCGTATGCAAGTTGTAGTCTTGATAATAAATCTCTCGCAGTTGCAGCTTTATTTGCAAGGATTGCTATGTTAATACTGTCGTTAAATAATGCGTAGTGTAATAGATAGGATACCATAACAGTAGATTTGCCAGACTGTCTAGGTAGTTTACATATAGTAAAACGATTACTGTGGAATGTACCAACCATTTCTTTTTGAAACGGATACATCTTGAAGGGTATAAGGCCTTCATCTAGAGAAACAATTCGTACATAGTTCTCTATGAAATACTGTGGGTCTTCCATACACTTTGCATACTCAGAGAGTTGGTCGTTAGTCCACTCTTGAGATATGTTTGCTTTCTTGAGGTTTGGATTACCTAGATATTGATTATTCTCTGTCATTTTTCATTGCTTCTATATCTTCACGATTTTTAATAATGTGTCTATTTTGATTCTTATCAATAAGAGCTTGTAATTTTTCTGCTTTTTCTTTTTCTGTATCTAAGTGTACATCATTCTTTATAACCTTTTCAAGTTTTAACATTGCAATTCTTTCGTTTGGTACAAATCTCCAAAGATATCCTTTATCAGAGTATATCCCAAAAACTGTTTCAGACATTCCGATACTTACAATTATTGCATCTGCACCATCTAATATCACATGGTCGCCTGCATTAAATGCCTTGTTCATTTTAAACTTCATACCTTTTGCAATACCAGTTGCCACATCCTTTATCCAGATTGCAACAATTAAACTAATAAGTATTCCAATCCAAGGCAATAGAAAGTCTGTTAATTGCATGGTTTGATCATCAAGCATCTGTTTTTCCTTTTAACATCTTTTGTAATTCAGCAGTTGAACCTACGAATAACGCATTGGTTACATTCTTTGGTGCGTTGTTAGGAACGTCTTTTAGTTTCTTCATCTTTGCCTGTAAATCACCAAGTTTCTCTGTAACCTCTGCAACTGATTTGATTAGTTGTCCAGCCACTTCGTATGTTCTTGGGTGTTCACTCTCTCTTGCAATATCTAGAATACCATCTATCGCATCTTGACCTCGTTCTATAAGACTATAGAAGTTTTGTCTTTGATACTCATAGTCTTTATCAATATCGTCATCACCAACAGGAACTACCTTTTGTTCCCTCGTAACAACGGGCTCAGTAACTTCTGCAACAACACCTAGAGTATTGTTTAGAATATCTGTAGAGTTTTTCACTACTCATCACTTCCTGTTTTTGGATTAAAGACTTTAGCATCTTCAAAGAAAGATGTTGCTTCATTAAATCCAAAATCATCATCTGCATCAGCAGATGCTGGTGAAGGTGTAACAGTATACCTTTGTTCACGTTTAGGTGATTGGTCTGGTAAGTCTGTATACTGGTCAACTTGAACAGTCTTGATAACACCTGCTGAAGTAACAGGGCCATATAGATAGAATTTTGCAGTAAATGTCATAGTGTATATAATTGCACGTCTTTCTGTAAAGTCACCTTGATAGTTATCTTCATAAGACACACTATTTAAAATAATAGGAACATCTCTTTTAATACCCATGTCAGCCATATCATTAACTGTCAATGTATAGTCTGGTTGAAAGTATGGTAGTATCTGTTCTACAATCTGTAATGCGTCATCTGAATTCTTTGCCATTGCATATAAAGTAAACGCAATATTATATGGTACTGGCATAAATTGTGTATCTAGTTTATCTGCATTATCAGCTGATTTCTTTACTTTTCTAAATTTTTGAACACGATTTAATTTTCTTGAAGGGTCATAAGTAATTCCATTCATTTCAAAACCAAGTCGTGGTAATGTAACAGCAACTTTAGATGCCAGAGCAGGGTCAGAGTTTAATCTTGCAAGGAACTTCTGTTGTGGCCCATATGCAAGTGGTACTTTCATAGATTGTACTACAGCACCAGAACTATTTTTTCGTACTATCTGAATGTTATTAAATAGTGTTCCAAAAGAAACGACTATTTTTCGCATAGTTTCGTGATAAAATTGATTTCCTAACATTATATATTCTCCCTATTCATTATATATTCTATATTATTCTATAATTTAAAACCATAGTTGAATCATTTGCTAATGTTGAACCAGATTTATTAGTGATACGAACTTTAAATGACCCAGCCACTACTGTATGAATGGTTATATCAACATCTATACTTGCATTTGCGAGGACAGAAGATGTAGCTAATACTTTATCACTTGTAATTACAACATCAGCGTGTTCTGCATTATCAGCTAAAGTTGCAGCTAAAGTAAGAGTGTGACTAATTTTAAAATTGTTTGATGTAACTGCACCAGCACTTGACGCAACATCAGAAGCAGCTGCAGTATTACCAGCACTTGCATCTAAAATATTAAGTTCAACAGCAGTTGCTGTAACGTCTGTTAAGTCTGTTGAAGCAAGAGTAATATTTGCAGTACCGTTAAAACTTACACCAGCAATAGTTCTTGCTGTAGCTAATGCGGTTGCTGTTGCAGCAAGACCAACTGCGATATTAGCTGTACCATCAAATGATGTTCCACCAATTGTTCTTGCTGTAGCTAATGCGGTTGCCGTCGCCGCTAGTCCTACAGCAATATTTGCCGAACCATTGAATGATGTACCACCAATAGTCCTTGCTGTTGCAAGTGTAGTTGCTGTATCAGCATTACCTGTAACATCACCAACAAAAGCCGTTGATGTAATACTTGTTGCACCAGTAACTACACCAGCATCAATGATAATAGCACCATCAAGAACAATCTGTTGTCCACTTAATGGCGTAATTAATAAATCAGTACCAGCAGTTGAACTTAATGTATTACCATTTATATTAAGATTATCTACTTGTAATGCTGTTAATGTTCCTACTGAAGTAATAGCAGTCTGAGCAGCACCAGTAACAGTTGCGGCTGTACCAGATGCGTTTCCAGTTACGTTACCAGTTAATGCACCAGCTAATAATGTTGCAGTTAGTAAACCAGTACTACTATTAAATGTTAAATTAGAACCACTCTTTGCACCCAAGTCTCCAGTTGCGCCAGTTGCAAATAATGGGAAACAAGTAGTATCACTCGATTCGTCTGCAACAGTAATCGCAGTACCAACAGATGCTAATGCAACTGCAATGTTTCCAGTACCATCAAAACTAGTTCCACCAATAGTTCTTGCAGTCGCAAGAGCTGTAGCAGTTGCAGAAAGTGCTACTGCTATATTTGCAGAACCATTAAAACTTGTTCCACCGATAGTTCTTGCTGTTGTTAATGTTGCAGCTGAACCTGTTGTGCTTTGATTGAGTGTTCCTATTGTAAAATCTAGTGTGTTATCTGCATCATCATAAGCTACAGTAATACCAGTTTCAGTATTAGATGTAACCATAGCACCAACTGTATCTGAGATTGTTTCAGAAAGTGTTGTACCATTAATAGTAATCGCATCAGCTTCTAGTGTTCCGTCTATATCAACATCTCCAGAGATATCTAAATCTGCCATAACAGCAGTTCCAGTTATATTTGGTGTAACAATAGTTGGTGTACTAAGAGTTATTACTGAAGCAGTTGCACTAATACCAGTAGATAATGAAGATGCATCTCCAATCAGAGTATAAATCTCTAAAAAGTTGTCGTTAATTTTATCTGAGGCTACTCTTAGTGTATCACCAGTATCATCATTTGCAACACTACCTAAACCTAATGTTTGGTTTGCCATTATACTCTCCTAAAGTTATTTAACATATAATTATCCTAAACTACCAGCATCACCGAATGGATTACTTTCAGAAAAATCTAAAACTGTATCATCCAATTCGTCAAATAACTCATTCTGACTTGTTGTATTCGTACTTTCATTCTGTCCACCTACTATATAGTCTTCTGAAATTAGGTATTCTGGATTACCTGTGTCAGCTGCATTTTCAAGAAGTAAACTTTCTCCAAATGATGGTGGGTCTATACCAACTGTTGTTCTATCTATTGTAACATTTGTTGCATCAATTGTATAGTTAGTATTATCCATAGTTAATGGTTCACCAACAGTAGTTGTTTGTTCCAAAGTA